GGACCGATCTTGTCCACCGTTGCCGCCATGGCTTTGTTGAAGGCCTCAGCGTATGGCACACCAGCCGCCAAGTCCTCCTTCATCGCTTTGACGTTGATGCCTACCTGTTCGAGTCCTTTGGTGGATTCTTTGGCGAAGGCGCTCTGGAGTTTGTCTGCGATTTCCTCGAAGGCCATGCCCGTGGCGTCGCTCACTGCGTTGGCGTACTCAAGCTGCTTGGACAGTTGCTCGATACCAACGCCCTGGCCTACGGCCTTGACTGCGCGCTCCATGAGCTGGAGCTTGCTGATTTCGCCGTCGGTGGCTTGCTGGAGTTTGAGCATGTCTCCGGCCGCCGCAACATTGCTGAATGCTTTGGTGACGTTCTCTGCTTCAGCGGCCAAGTTGATGGCCTCCATGGCGAACTCCTGGATCTTACTACCCGCAAATGCAGCACCGATCACACCGCCCAGGGCGGAGAACTGTCGGCTCATGTTCTTGATGGAATTGTCCACCTGGGTGATCCCACGGCGGAACTCGTTCACATCGAGTCCTAAAATAACATTAGCGGTCGTGTCTGCCATAACTTGATAAAAGAGCCCGGAGGCTGCTCACTTTTTGCTCTTCTTCAAAACGAAGAAGGTCTTGCTCACTCACCACCTTTTTGGTGGATTTGCCTGAGATGTTCACGATGACTGCGGCCAGCCATCTGGATCTCCTCCACTCATCCTTCTCCTTCTCGAGCCCGTGCTTGAGCACCGCGTCGATTTCATCCTTTGTCAGGCTTAGGGCATCCGCTTTGGATAGCCCCAGCCGCCCTACGAGCTGACCCAGTACGTCTACTGGGCCGCCCGCGGGGAAAAAGGGGCGTTAAGCCTCTCGGATAGTTCGGACAAGTCCCAAGACCCCGCCATCATTTTGAATTCATCAAAAGATGGGCGATCCTGTACGTCCCAAAACTCTTGAGCGTAAAGCATGGCGATCATGTCCGCCAGACCGTACTCCTTGAGTGATGTGATCGATTTGCCAGCCGTCTCCTCAAAAAGAAGGGCTGCTCCGAGCGTGAACTTTTTTCCCATGTCGCTCACGTCTTAGTTGGTGCCTACCGTCCAAGCTCCGGTGCCGTTCAGGCTGAAGCTCACTGATCCGTTGTCCTTGTCGGCAGCGGTCACACTCAACTGGGTGAGGATAGCGTCACCTTCGATCTTGGTTTCGCCAGTTACGGGAGTAACCGTTCCAGCGGCCACTTGAGTGATGCGAAGCTTGACAATATCGCCCACCTTTGCATACAACTCATCCACGTTCCAAAGAGAAGCGTTGTCGTCGTCCATGATGGTCGTGCCGCTGATGCTCCAGTTCTTGGCGCTGGTTACATAAGTGCGGAATACCGCGGCGTCCTTTGAGGTCGTTTCGCGGGTTTCTGCGTTCATTTCAAAAGAGCACTCGGTCTCTGATGCGAAGGCTTTGTAGGTGGTGCCACCGTCAGCCGATAAGAAAAGGCGAACTTCGCCTCCTGAGATTGTTGCCATGTCAGTAATTGATTAAAAAAGTGAAGTCAGCTGAGAGAATCAGGCTCTCATCCTGTTCGTTGTAGAAGATCTGAGCGGTCTGCATGTATGCCTGGGTAAAGGTCACCTCTGCGGCGACGCCCAGAGTTGCAGCGGCGCAGTCCTCGCCCTCGATGCTTCCAGAGTCCTCCAGGACCTCCTGGCGGTACAATGGGATGACGCGCGGGTAGTGCTGGAGGTGGTGACGGATTTCCGTGAGCTCTGCCTGGGCCAGATCACTGTCCGCAAAGTGCAAGAAAAGAGTCACGTTCAAACGCTCGGCCTTGTACTCATCCTTGGTCTCTGTGACGTCGATGCCGTTGAGCGTGAACACAATGAAGTCCTCCGCAACGCCCTGAGGCGCGGCATACGAGTAAACGGGCACCGAGGCGGCTGCGTTCACTGCTTCGTACACATACTGGAGGTAGTTCATCGGAGGTTCTCTTTGATTCTCTTTGCTACAAATTTAGCAATTCTTTTCTGTGCTTTTGCGGGTACATCCGTGGCGTTCACCGCTTTGTCGAAGAATTCCTTGGCCTGGAAGTTTTTCTGGGTACCTCCGAAGAGTTGCCAGGGTGCGTAGTATGCCCCTGATTTGTAGGATCCGCGCAGACCCACCACGACGTAGACCTTGCGATCGCCGCGGTTTGGATATGCCCTGATGCTGGAGTACAGGTTATAAAAAGACGCCCCCATCTTTGAGCGTTTCTTCTGGCCCGCTTTGGCTTGCTCTTTGGAGCCCTCATAGGCGATCTGCCGGGCTTTTGTGACTAAAGGCTGGGCTTCCTTCATCAGTAGGCTTCTGAGCTCATTAAAACGCATCTTTTCTGGCGTTGCCAAATTGCGGAGCTTGTCCCGGAATTGGTCGAAGCTCTCGACCTTCCCGCTCTCGCTTTTGATGTAGACGGTTTTACCTCGTGCCATTGTCGCGGAGCCTTGCCTTCACGATGATGAAGCGGCGCCGACCTTCGGGCACAACGCTCAAGATGTCGTAGTCCTCTGAGTTGTATGTGAGCTTCCAGTTCGGCTTCACCGAGTTGGGGTAGCGCAGACGCCAGAGGTAGATGGATGAGCTCACCATCTGATCATACGGCATGGATTCGGTGCCGGTGGATTCGCTCACGACACGCTCGGCATAATAGGTGCCAGCACTGGTCCACCCCTTGGTGGCCTGTCCTGAAGCGTTCACCGTAGTGGTGGGCTGGTACAGGGTGACTCTGAGGTCCAGCATTAGGAGAAGTTCTGGCGGTAGCGGAACGCTAAGCGGTCAAAGAAGCGCGTGCCATTATATGGCAAGTCATCGCCGTAATCATAGGCGAACTTGACGCGCTGGTAAAGGGCGAGGATGATGTCCTTCGAGGGTGCGGTGGTTCCCGCTGAGTAAACGATCACGAGGCGATCGGCCACTTCATTGAAGATGAGCTGCTCGTTGATCCGTTGGTAATCATCGTATAAGGCCAACACGGTGGCGTTGCCTTCTTCATCATATGCCGTCACCGAAGTGATGACACCCGCTGGACCGTAGGGGAGAGGGTAAACCTCCACCCCCACAGTGTCCGCGGTGACAGTTGCAGTACCTAAGATATAGCCCGTGTACGCATTGAACTCCTCGACCGCTGCCTGGTATAGCATGGTCAGAAGCGCGTCATCCGCGCTCCCGTCCACACGGCAGAAGGATTTCAATTCCGCCAGGTTGACGGAAATGGGAGTGTATGCGCTCGTGACTACCATCTTAGTTTAGATCGTTACGTCCGTGGCAAGTGCGAAGGAAGCGTTGCGGAGAACGGCAACGTCCATGAAGCGCTCAACGTAAACCTCAACGATTGAAGACTTCATCTGAGAGTATGGGTCAACCATCAAAGTGGCGCCGCCCCAGAATCCGATCTGAACGTCTGAGAAGTTACCGAACAGGATGCCGTACGTGTCAGGCGTTCCCGTGGTCTTCTTAGATACGGTCGTTGAGTAGATGTTGTAGCCGTTGGCAGTCTTGACGGGGTCAAGCATACCCTCAACCAGGAAGCGACCTGAACCAGCGTCGACCTTGGTCTTCTTCAGCTTAGCAACCACGTTCGGGTGCGTAACGTAAGCCAGGCGGCCGTCGAGGGCGTCGTTGGCTGCGAGAGCGGCTTCCATGTCAACCAGGTCATCAAAGCTGATGGCGCCAAGCGTCAAGGCTTGAGCGGCCAGCTCAGTGTAGATGCCAGAAGGCTGGTTTGAAGAGCCAGTTCCGTTGAGGACGGCGTTCTCCAGGCCTTTGTTGAACGACAGGTTGAGCTGCTGGATGATGCGCTGCTCGATGCCGCGAGAGTACTCTTGGCGGAGGAGTTGGTTCGACATTGAAGCGGTGATCACGGCGCGCTTGGGGCTCATGGTTACCTTGTCGAAGTTGATGTCCTGAGCTGAGTCCGTGCCGGTTTCAGTCTGCCAGTTGAGAGCGTAGCTGCTGGTTTGCTTCGGGAATTCGACGTTGCCCACCAAGTTCTCAGCAACTGAGCACAGGCTCAAGGTCGGAGTGTTGGGGTACAAGAAGTCGATGTAGCGTCCTGGCTCCGTGAACACGAGGTCACCGCCCAGGTTGCCGCCCGTTCCACCAGTCACAGACTGAGTGCGGAAAAGCATTTCGGGAAGGTTAACGGCGTGCGTGTCGCGGTAATCTGCACCGAGCTTGCGCTTTTCGTTGATACCTTCCTGGTTGATTTCAGCTTCGATTCCCGTCAGCTTACCGCTGCGAGCTTCGTTGATAGCCTTTACCAAGTTGAACTTGGAAAGGTCGCGGGCTTCGCTCTTTGAGAGCTTGCCCTGTACGGCAGAAGCGTCGACAAAACGCTCGGCGCGTACTTCTTGATTTTCTTCGTGGTTTTCCACTTCTGAAGGGGTTTGAGTTAATTCTTCGGGGAGTTCAGCCGTGCGAGCTTCCTCCAGCGATCGCAGTGCGACGCTTGTGGTGGGGTTGGCTCCTCGCGGCGTGAGGGATATGTCATAGATTTCGCCCACCTCTTCAATCACTCGAAGCGGCTTGTCGGAGCGGACGTTCTCCCAGCGTTCCTTCTTAACAGTGAACGCCCAGGAGGCTTGATCTACGTCACCGCGGCCCACGAGGGTACGTACCTCGTTACCTGTCGGCGTGTCTGGGAAGTCAAACGAAAAGCGAAGGCCCTCGGCGTCTACACCTAATTGCAATGAACCCTTACCAAATTTGCTTCGGGCCAACACTTTGTCGTAATCGTGATTGTACAGAGCGTGGATGTCATAAGACTCCAGGCTGCGGAACGCAGAGGGCTCGATGCGCTCGATGAACGCACCCATGTCGTACTCGCGGAAGTTAGCCGCGTAGCCTTCAGCTTTGCCCTCCGTCTGAGGTATCGCTTGACTGCGAATTTCCTTCTCCATCTTCTTGGTCTTGATTAGACCCCATGTGTAGGGGCTTATTGTACTCATCGCCTCCAGGGATCGGCGGTAGGCCTTCCATGCGGCGGATTTCGTTGGCGCTCATTGCACCGATATTCCAGTATGACACGTTGCGCTGGACCTCCGTCTGGATGTCTCCGCGCATGATTGCCTTCATGTCCATAACGAAGCGACGGTTGCCGTTCAGGAGCTTGTTCGTAAACTCGAGCTCGATCATTTCCACCAGGGGGCGGATGCAGTCGCTCACGAACTGTGCGTTCTGGGCTTCGATGCTATTGGCATAGCCAGCGCCCTCCATGTGTCCGATCTTGTGCGGGGGCACAGAGTAAAGGCGGCAGATTTCTTCGACCGAGAACTTCAGGCTCTCGATGAGTTGGCTCTCCTGGAAGTTGGCAGCGACGGGCTTGTACTCCGCGCCCTCGGTCAGTACTGCCGTGCGTCCTTTGTTCTCTTTGTTGAGTTGGTCCCACTGCGATCCGATGGCTTTGATGCGATCAGGATCCTTGATGGTTCCCTGGAGCTGGAGTACGCCCTTGGGCATACCGCCGTTCCCGTAGAAACCACCCATGTGGGCAGTTGCTGCCATCGAGGTACCGATGATTTCCTTCGCGTACACGATCGGGCTCACTCCGTTGATTCCGTCCAGCGTCCAGTATTTGAGGTGGATGATCTGGTCAGGATCAAGGTTCATGGTCACACCCGTGGTGAGGTATACCTTGTATTTCAGCGTGCCTCCGGTGGTGTCAATTTGTACCAGGTCGGTGTCAACGAGCTCCAGGCCGCTAAGGTTGGCGCCGTTCCGCATTGGAAGTATGTAGGCATTTCCGCGGAGGAGGAGCTGACCCAT